TGAGCCGTTGAGGCTGGCGCCGCCGCCTGCGACGGACGGCGGCCATTGCCGTAATTGGGCGCCGCGCCCCGCTGCTGTTGACCCATGCCAAGCTCCTGCTCCAGGGCGCTGAAATACTCATCCGTCTCCGCAACTAAGCCCCTGTTGTCGACGAGATGATTGTGCGCGCTCGCCACCCGCTTCATCCGGTCTGGGCTAGTCCATTCGGGATGCGAGCGCAGCCAGTCCGCCGATCGCGGATAGCCGGTCTGGGCGAGGTCGCGCATGATCGCCTCCACAGAGGGCGGGGCATTTTGCGCCGGATGCTGCCTCTGAGGCTGCTGCGGCTGTGGCTGGCGAGCCTGCTGCTCAACGATCGCGCGCTGTTCCTGCAGCCGCAGGAGGTTGTGACGCGCGTCAGCCATCTCCTCCTGGGCTTGCGCTGCCGTCGCATGGTCGGCGGCGTCGAGCGCGGCCTGGAACTTCGCCTTGGCGTTGACGGCCTGATGCTGGGCGGCCTCAAGCGCCGAATCGATCATGCCTACGGTCGAGCCTATCGCCCGCTGCTCAGCGAACTGAGCCCGCTGGGCCAGTTCCTGCGCCTGCCGCTGGGCGAGCGCGGTCTGCTCACGCGCCTGATTTAGCTGAGCGCGAAGTTGCTCCGCGCCTCTATCCGGCGCGGCCTCGCCTTGCTTTGGCTCTGGCTGGCCGAGGTCGACCTCGACCGGCTCATAGCGCTGCTCGGGCGTCTCCTCCTCGTTGCTGGTGCCCGAGAAATAGCTGCCGTGCTCTTGCTGAACCCGTTTGTTGTCGTCGTCTTCGCCGGCCATCTCAGAACACCGCGTCGGGGTGAGGAATCTTCATTTTCAGATACGTGTCGGAGATCAGGCGGCAATGGACGCCGCTGACCTCCATCCTGATGCCGTCGGAGGAGCGAAACATCACCCAGGCGCCGAGGCCGCAGCGGAAGCCGTGCCATTGGATGTGCTCGTCATCCATGAAGGCGCGGCGGCCGAGCTTCACCACCAGCCCGACCTTCGATTGGAACTCGTCGTCCTTCACCGCCTCATGCGGGAGCAGGATCTTGCCCGTGGTCTGGATGTCGTCGGGGCGTTTGTAGGTCGCCACCAGGACCCCTTGAGCGGCGATGTCGAAATCGTCGAGCACGTCGCCAAGCTCGCGTCGGATCGCGTCGCCTGGGTCCTCCTTGTGGACGAGCCTCCTAGCGAGCGCCAATGTGTCTCTCCTCGTCCTCTAACGTGATCGTCTCCATCCAGGCGGCGACGTCGGCCAATCCCTTCAGATATCCTGCGCGGGCCCGATAATCGGGATAGTCAATTGCCTGTCCGTTAACCAAGGGCTTTGTCATTTCAGCCTGCTTGTCGCGGATCATCTCCATCAGCTTGCGCCCGAAATAGATTGAAGCTGCGTCCATCTCACGCTGCTTGCCTCACGTTTCGCCGGTTGTTCGACTGTTCTGTCGGCGTAGCCCAACGACAATTACCCGGCTCGTAGCCCTTGTCGTTATCCTTCCGGTCGAGCGACGTTCCTTCTGGCCTCTCCCCCATGTCAGCGAAGAAATTCTCAAAACTTCGCCACCGCTCGCAGATCGTGATGCCACGCCCACCATAGATACCCCAACGGTTGCTCTTTGGGTTAGTGCAACGGGTGTGCATCGACATCCACGACCTATAGGTTCCCGTGTGCTTCATGCCGTGCGTTCGATTAAAACTGCCCTCTTTTTTCCTACATCCACAACTGGTCGAGCGACCGCTGAGAAGATGCGTGGCGCGGTATGTGCGCTCATCTCCACAATCACAGCGACAATGCCAGTGTGCCCGACCGCCTTCAGAGTGAACAAACCGTAGAACGTGAAGCCGTTCAAAACGAGTATTTACAAGCTCGGCCCTTTTCATTCTGTCAATCCATGGACCGCCCAAAACACGGCCTCTTGAATTTTGGTCTTGGCGAGCGAAGCCGAGCGGCCCTTCGGCACATAGATCTCGATGTCCTCAAGGAACGCGAGGCCTACGTCCTTGATGTGAACCATCGCGGCCTTCTCTTCGTCGGAGAGCACCCGATACTGATGCCGCACGGCGTTGTTGACGGTGCGCTCGTCACTGGCGCTGTCGACAAAGCCGTAACGCTCCGGATCTGGAATGCTCATCGCCACGCGCCCTCAAACGATAAGGGGCCACACCGAAGTGTGACCCCTTCCACACCATACCGCAGCAGACCGCAGCAGAGCCTACCAAAGCGAACCAAACCTAACCGGACCGCACCGGACCGGAGCGAACTGATTGTGCTCGCGTCACCCATCACTTGCAACGCCTCGGTCATTTTTGACGCCGCGCTTTTTCCATTCTGCCTTCGCCACCGCCAGCGCCATATTTTTCGTCGACTTTCCCCTGCTTCACGCCTGCCTTACCGTAGTCGTGGACCCCAGGAGTGCCGATCTCGATTCGGCCGCCCTTGGCGCGAAGCATTGGCTGCTGAATACCGGGGCTCGGCTGGACCCCAGGCGGCGCTGGGCGAATCGGCGGACCCGCCATCGGCCGCTGCCCTGTCGGCGGGATACCGGGCAATCCGCCGCCAATCTGCTTGCCGACACGGCCTCCGCGCGCTCGCATCGGAGGACCGCCTGGGGGCATTCCTGGCGGCGCTCCCATGCCTCCGCCTCCCATTGGCATGGGCATCGGCATCGGCATGCCCATAGGCGGCTTGGGAGGCGGGGGAGGCCCAGCCGCCGGGGGCGGAGGCATGGGGGGCGGCATCGGCGGCGGACCGCCGCCAGGGTGCTCGCCACCCGCGCCAATGATGATGTTGATGTTGGTCTTGCCCTTGCCCTTGCTGGTGCGCCCGCCCGAGGCGCGGCCAACCCGGCCGCCGTCCCTTTCATTGGCGTAAGAGTCGCGCTCGCTTGACGACATGCCCGAAACTCTGGCGTCGTTTTGCGCGTCTCTGGCCGCTTCACTCTGAACGCCACCGCCCGAGGCGCGTCCGATCCGGCCGCCGCGAGCGCGATCGTTCGCCAGCGAATTGGCGACCTTGTCCTCGCTTGCGATATCTGCGGCGGTTTCCTGCGCGGTGCGGCGAGTTCGCAGGAGATTGCCGGAGATCCGGCCGCCAGACTGCCGACCAGGGCGGCCCATGTGCGGGCTCTTCGGACTTCCGCTCAGCTTGAACGACGACGAGTCGGATGAGCCAGCGCTCGGGATGCCGTAATTATCGGCCTGGGCGTCCTTGTCGCGATCCAAATTGCCGGGGACGGAGCCCGCAAGCTGCATGCGTTTGAGGACGGCTTGGGTGTGGGCCTTGGGCGTGAGGTCCGACATCAGACCCTCTCGGTTGTCGCGTTCCCAGCTGCGAGCTTTAGCGCACCGCCCTTTGTGCGACAAGAGACCGTACGACCCACGTATCGGTCTAGGTAGTTTTACCTGCTACACTTTGGCGCGGCGCTGTGTAGCATTCCGCCGCCACTTCGAAGCATCGAATCCCGCCTTCGGGGTGGCCTCAAGCGTTTGACTGGGCCGCCCTATCAGAGGAGGGGAGGGCGGCCCCTTTTTGCGCCTAAGACGCCTTGCCTGCAAGCGCCTCTCGCCGTATGTAGCAGATGGAGCTACAACGCTCCAAAACCCCCAGGCGGGCGGAGGGCACGGCACGAAGCCGAACCTAGTACGCTAGTACCCGTGGCCCCGCCTGGGGGCGAGTGGAGGCTGAGATGGCGACGAAAGCGATTGATCCCGAACTCCTGCAGGAGGCTCGGCATGACCCGACGCTGGAGTACATGATCAAGCACGGCATCCCGCTGACCCGCGAAAGGTACATCAACCTGAACTACCTTGGCCATCCGCCCAAGCCGTGGACGGCTGAGCATGAGGGCGAACTGCCAACGGCTTTCCAGCATGACCCGCCAGAGGTCGTCGACTAGTCGGCTTCCTCGACTTCTGGCGCGCCCGAGAACCATGACGGCGGCCGGATGCGTGAAGCGCCGGTCGCCGGATCGGTCATCAAATGCTGCTGCACTTGCTGCTGTGTCCAGTCTCCACTGCGGTGATTGGCCCAGGCGCCATTGACGCGGGCGCGGAACGCGGCGCTGCGCTTCTCGGCGGGGCTGTAGAGGCCTCTGATCGCCTCCCAGGTGATTGACTGCATCTCACGCGGCAAAATGTCGCGCTCCGCCGCCGCGCGCCGATAGGCCTCGGCATAGGCTCCATAGAGCCCTTTCGCGCCGGTTACCGCTGACTTCGGTCCACCTGGGCCAAGCCCAATGGCAGTATCCTTGTCCGCGCTAGAGAGAGGCCGCAACAGTGCCGCTGCGATGGCATGCGTGTCGATCGTGACGTCGCCGGTCGGGGCATTGGGATTGAGGATGTTGTTGTAGAAATTGCGGACTTTGTGACCGGCGCCCATCGAATTGGAGATCGTTGGCATATCCGGCGAATCAAACGACCTAACCGCGTTGGCGATGTCCTTCATGCTGCCCCAGCCAGCCCCGGCATCATCTCCTGCCTTCGTCTTCACCGTGTCGCCGAACGTGCCGTCGGGATTGACGATGTTGTAGGCGCGCGAGTTATGCGCTTCATCGTACGCCCGAATCCAGTGCGCCCTTTCGAGCGGGTCGGTGATCTGCCCGAGCGGCGTGTCCTTGATCTTGTCGAAGATCGCCGCCGAATCGGAGACGTCCTCGCTCGTGCTGTTCTTGAGATACTTGTCCGCCCAGGTCTGCATCTCTGGGCTGAACGGCATGTTGCCCTTCGAATGCGAAATGTCCATCACCCGGTCGCCGAGCGAAGCGTTCTTGTACCAGTCCATCTGCGGCGACAGCGCTGCATAGACGCCAGCGACGTTTTCGAGCGGCCGGTCGTATTGCTGCGCCCGCTGCTTGGCGATCGTGTTCGCGCCGTCATACCATTGCTTCGACCCTTCGCGGATATCCTCCGGCACCGCGTCGTGGAGCGCCAAGATGTTGCTCTTGGCGTGCTCGATGAAGGCCTCGTGCGCTTCTTCCGGCGTCGCGTCGGCGGGGATATTGAGATCGCCCGTCGGCGTCCAGACCGTCGTCGTCTTCGCCTTCTTACCCGGCTCAGCGGGCGCCTTCGTTTTCACGCCCGTGTAGGGCATCTCCTTGATGATATCGGCCGTTTTCGGATACAGGGCATCGCTCGCCTGCATCGTGTCGTGGCCGATCGTGCCCTCGCCAGACTGATGGGGATCATCCAGGAGCTTCTTTGACCACGGCGTCGTCGTCGCGATGCGGCCATCCTGGAAGGCCGGATCGGCATGGCGCAGGATGCCGTCGGCGCCACGCTCGATCGCGCCGACGCCCGCCCGCTCGGCAGCGGCTCCAGGGATCGGCACCGCGCCGACCGCGCTCAGCGCGGCGCCGAGATAATCGCCCCGCTGACCAGCCCGATAGGCCTCGTTGCCCGACAGGATGTTGCTCGTGCCGGGGGCGTATTCCGCCCCCGTGCGCACGACGGAACCCAAGCGCTCCGCGCCCTCGACCGGCTGGCCGAGCGCCTGCCCCGCTTCGCTGACGCCTTGCTGGATCTTCTCGCTCCAGGATGGGTCGGTCGGCGCCAGCGTTCCCTGCGGCCTTGCCTCCAGGTATTTCGGCGTCAGTTGCTGACCAGGAACCGGCGCAGCAGCGACATGCCCCATGATGCGCGGCTGGACGGTGATCTGCCTTCCCTCCTGGCCTGCGGGAGGGTCCTGAGAGGCCGCCGCGATCCGGGCGTGCATTGGCGAGACTGGCTCGGGAAAGCCCTTGGCGCGGGCGATGTCGCTGTCCTGGACGCCTTCGAACGGATTCCCCTCGACGGGCTCCAGCGAGCCGCCATCGGCCATGCTGATCCGCCCGCCGGTCCAGAAGTTCGCGCCCTGGTGCACCGTATCGCCGACCTTCAGCCCGATCCTGGCGGCTGTGCCGCCGTTCAATTCAAGCACCGCCATGCATGGAGGACCGGAAGGGATGGGGCGCTCGGACTCGGGTTCGGTGTGGGGCACGATGTTCGTCACGGCCCCGGTGCGGGAAACGAAAATCATGTCGAGGGGGATGCGCACGTCCCTCATCGTGAACGAGACCGGCTCCTCGCGGTCAAATACGAACAGCATGCCCTGATCGGTCGGCAGGGAGGCTCGGTTCTTCAGCCCCTGCGCTCGGCTCTCGTCATCGTCCGCAATTTCGACGTCGAAATCATGCGTGCCGCTTGACGTGACAACCTGCAGCGGCTCCAGCGCCGCTCCACCGTAGGCGAAGCCAATCCGGCCGCCGCTCCATTCAGTCTGCCGCCCTCCAGGCGGCTCCAGGCCTTCGCGCTGCCGCTGGAGATGCTCTTCCTCACCGATTAGGCTGGTCGTCGGCCGACCGACAAGCTGCGGCGCCATGAGGGGTGAGCCGCGCCCTGCTATCTCCTTGAGCGCTTTACGCTGGAGGTCGGCGCCTTGGTCGTAACTCGTGATCGGCTCACCACCCGTCGACGACCGATTCTCCGGGTCGTAGACCATATGCACGACATCGGGTCGGCCGCCGTTGAAGTTTTTGAAGGTGTCGTAATCCCAGCCTTCCGGCGCGAATTGATCATTGAACGGCAACCGCGACACGGGCTTGAACCCGGCATCGGAATAGAACTTCGGCAAAGTGGTATCGAAAGCATCGAGCCTGCGGCCACCCAAGTCGGTCGCCCACTGCAGCGCATGCTGAGCGCCAACCTGTCCTTGGGGGTGCCGGAATACGCTGACGATGTCATCGCCATTGAGCGCAAAACCTGTTCTCCCATCCTGAGACAGGAAAGGCCGCATCTGCGCGTATTCTTCAGGTGAATAAAGGGTGACCGCTGCGCCATACTTATGCGCAGCCTTGGCTTCGCTTACCGCTTGGTGGAAGGCGTCTGGCTGGGCTGGTGTGAAGGCTGGTGCGTCGGGTCGAACCCCCACCACTCCGCTTCGTCCAGGATCGCCTCCCGCGTCGCCTGCGGATGGCGAAGCTGGGTATCCCGAACCAACTCGTCCACTACCTCCTTGTCCTGGCCGGTCACCCTCGACAGGTATCCCGCGTTGGGCAGGGGCGGGTATTCCTTGCGCACTAGCATTCTCCTCTGTCGCACCTGATGCTACACCCTTTTCAGGGTCGTCGTCCACCCCGCCGCCGCTTTGGAACGCGAATGGATTGAAATCGACCGGTTCGGCTGTCCAACCATCAACGGCGCCAGCCACGGGCTATTCCTCCCGCTTCACCCGGAAATACTGCCCCGTTCGCGGATGCTGGACGTAATGGTGCCCGTCAGGCGCAAGCCGCGCCTCGCCAAAAGGCGTAGTCACCCTTCCTCCAGTGGCTCGGTTCTGTGAGCCACTGGCCGCCGGCTTGGGCTTGGGCGTCGCCTTGATCTGCTGCAGCTTGCCCTGGTTTTGCTGTTCGCCCTGCGCGAGCGCGGTTTCCTTCTGCATCGCGCCTTGCGCCATGGCGGTCTCGTGCTGCTGCGCGCCCTTCGCCATCTCGGTCTGATGTTTGGCCCCGACCTCGGCCATGCGGCCTTGCTGTTCGGCACCGATGCGCTGCATCTCGGTCTGATGCTGCGCGCCGACTTGCGCCAGCTTGCCCTGGTGATCGAGTTGCGCCTTCTGCATATCGCCTTGCTGCTCGACCCCGGCAAGCCGTAGCTCGTGGCCCTGCTTCATCTGCTCCTTGATGAGGTCGGTCTGGCGATCGGCGGCGTTCTCCTGGCTCTCGTGCTGCCGATCGGCCGCTTCCGACATCGGCTTCAGTTGCTCGTTCTGCGCCTGCATCGAGGCAGTCTTGGTCGCCAACTGCTGCTTCTGCACGCCCGCTTTCGCGGTTGCGATCTTCGCCTGGGCGTCGACCTGACGGCTCTGGGCCTCCATCGGAGCGTTCTTGGCGTCGAGTTGAAGCTGGCCAGCCTTGGTCTGGGCGTCGAGCAGCGAGGCTTGCGCCTCCGTCGCGGCGGCGACGTCCTTCGGATCGGGCGGCGGCGGCGCCGGGTTCAAGTTCAGGTACTGCTCTGGGTTGGCGAAGCCGATGCCCCGGATGCAGACCTGTCGGATCTTCGTCAGATTGAACGAAGGCGGATCATCCTTCGCCATTTGATACAGCGCGGCGTTCCGCAACATCCGTTGCAGGTGCGAGGCGGTGTTCGGGTCGGCCCTGGTGACGATGCTGTAGGTGTTCAGCGCCTTGATCAGCAGTTGGTCGTCCCAGGAGAAGCCGCCGCGCTTCTGATGCCGATAGAAGGCCTCCGGATCTTCGCGGAAGCGCTCGACGAGAAGCTGAAGCTCGTCGCTCTGGGCGGCGCACAGGCGCTTGTGCGTCGCGAGCAGCGGCTTGATCGCTTGTTCGATGAGGGCGAGGGTCGTACCAACAGGGGCATCTTGGCGACCCTCGCCCACCATCACCTCGGCGGTTCCGCCAAGGCGCTGGCCTTCCTGAGCCAAAGCCTGGATAAACTGGACAAACACTCCGTCCGGGCCCTTGTAGGGCATTCCCATCACGACCTGCTGGATCGGCAGACCGCCGGTCTCGACCTCCTTGACGCCGCCGGGTGGAATCCGGATCACCGAATTGTCCTGCCGCCCCGCGCCTTTCGCCGCTAGGAGGCCAGGAAAGTTCGAAAACATTCCTGCATCGATGAACTCGCGATAGGCGGCGGTGACGCCGTTGGTGATGTTGCCGAGCAGATGGCTGAGTCCGATGCCGTAGAAGCCGAAGCCGCGAATGAACGGGTACTGCACGAAGAACGTCTTCGGCAGACACATCTCGTCGTCTTCCTTGTAGTTCCTCCTGATTTCGAGGATCTCGCGCGATTCCTTGTGGATCGCGACTTTGTAGGGCAGCGCCAACCCATCGGGCCGCCCTTTTGTCTCGTGCTCAAACCCCGGCAGATCCAACTCGCAGTAACATTCGAAAATCTCGTGGTCGCGGTCCTCCTGCTCGGCCGACTCGTTCTTCCGCACCCCGGCGACCTGTTCGGATTGGATCTGCGGCGCGTCTTTCTGCTGCCAGCCAGGATCGCCGACGGGGATGTCGCGGTAGGCGCCGACAAGCTGCATCCGACGCAGGGTCGAGGGGCCCATCATCACCCGATGGGTCATCCGCTTGGCGTCGTACACCGACGTTGCCGAATTGTTCACGATTAGGTCTTCGCCGTAAATTGCGCGCGAGACCGGCCGACGCAAGATCGGATCATGATAGACTTTTTTGAAGGTGCATCCATCGACCCCGATCC